TGAGTAGACGATTGGACAGTGGGGTCAGCTTGATTCTATGTAAGACGTCCTCACCGGACGCGTTAACGTCCGGAGGACGTTGGAATCTCGCTGCGGAAAGACCAACCAGGTATCGTACAACAGACGTTGTTCGATGATACTGGTGGTTCCACTTCCAAGAAGTCATTTCGGCTGCATTCAGAGCCTCCAGCTCCCTCGACAAGGCTCCTTTCGGAACCGTGGTCAATAGTTCAGGCGGGACCTGAACATCATGACCAGAGGGAGCAGGTGGAACGAGAGCGGGGGTCTCATCAGCGATGACACACCCGAAGATACTGGCTAAGCGCCAGGCGAGTCGGCCCCTGAAGGCCCACTCATCTGCGCTTAGTCGACCAGTACGTCGGATAGCGGCCACGTGCCACTTGAAGAACTCTCTACCTGCTGACCAAGCCACACCAGGGGGAACACCCCTGATGAAACTAGTAAAGTCCTTGCCAAGTCCATTAAGGTAATCTCGAGACCTAAGCATGCCATACCGTAAGGTTGGTGATACTCGAAGCCTTCCAGAAAACCAACGAAGTAAAGTAGAATTTAGAGTACCGAACTCGGGAGACACGGATGTCTTCGTCTCCTCGACCTCTAAACCTACTTGCTTGACAGTGTTTGCCCAGATCTCCACGAAGGTACGATCTGGTGACTGAAAGAGGATATCATCCCCGTTGATCAGCACCGGAATTCTATGCCGAAGACCAGCTTGTTTCTTAGCCCACTTAAAGGCGAGGAAGTTCTGCACACACAACATAGGGAACGATAGGTATGACCCCATCATTTGCCCTGTAGTCACTGCAAAAGTATCCATCAAGCCGGTATTCCCGTCGCGGAATTGGACGAGGGGCCTCACAATCCGAAAAGCATACTCCCAAACACTGTTCGGGATCCACTTAGACGTTTTGCGAGCCTCCTCTAGGACCGTAACCACGACCGAAATCGGAAGATTGTCGGTAGCAGAGGCGTAATCACCGGACGCTAAAAAGCCTCCGAGTGCCTCATCAAAACCAGCGCGGTCGAGCGCCTCCGCCTTTACGTCTCCTCTTAGTAACCAAGGACGACGAGAAATCCACCCATAAAGGGTCTTGTGTAAAGGCTTCAGCAAGAGGGACTCGGAATGAAACTTTGTCAGAGGGCGAGGCTTGCCCGCCGATTGAACTACCATCGCCTCAGCTAGGATCGATCCCTCGAAAGGGGTGTCTCCTAGTGCACAGTCCAGGTAGTTTATTTGATCTAGTTCCAATCCGAGCGACCCTC